CGGCTTACATAGATGTTAATGCCGCTTTGCATAGAGTTAGTTCTGCAATAACCGAGGTTAATTTTTTTACTAATTCAGGTCAATTTATAGCAGGCTCATCATTTTATCTATACGGCATCAAAAACTCATAAGGAGAAAACAATGGCAAATCCAACACGCATCGAAGTAAACTGCACCACAGGGGAGACTTCAATAATTGAACTAACAGATGCTGAAGTAGCACAACGAGAAGCAGAGGCAGCAGCAGCAGCCGCCGATCGCGCCGCCGCCGAAGCCGAAGCCGAAGCAAAGGCAGCGCTTAAGGCATCGGCAAAGGCCAAGCTCATCGCCGGCGATCCGTTAACAGCCGAAGAAGCAGACACCCTGATCCTTTAATGGGATACCAGGACGGCGACTGCACCCGGGAACCAACCCGGACGATCGACGATGCCGTCGACCAAGTAGAAGCATCGGGGATCTAGAAGAAGCCAGGAGAGAAGAATGCGCACATCTCAAGTCACAGTAACGACTAGCCCGACGAAGATCGTGGCGACCGGCAACATCATCCGAGAAGTCCACCTTCATAACGAATCTGGCAACATTTGGATTGGCGGAGATAACACCGTTAGCACTTCAAACGGAGTCAAAGTTGATAACAATACCCACGACGTGATGCACCTGTCAGCGACGACAGAAGTATGGGCCGTAACCAATACCGGAACCGCCCTCGTTTACATTCTGGAAGTAAACCAATGACCGCTCAGGATTACGCAGCTCTGGCTGTTTCACTTCTTACAATTGGCGGAGCATTTATCGCGATGACCAGATGGCTCGTTAAACATTACTTGCAAGAATTAAAACCAAACGGGGGCAGCTCAGTCAAAGACCAAGTCAACCGATTGGAAAAGCGCGTCGATGAAATTTATAGCCTGCTTGTTAGCAATAACGCTCGCCGCAAGCCTTAGCGGATGCACATACCAGGGATGGGTTCGATATCCATGCCAGGAATATGAGAACTGGCAGAAACCAGAGTGCCAGCCGCCGCAATGCGAAGCGATTGGCCAATGCACGAAAGACCTTCTCCCAGAAGTGGATACCCAGAATGGCTAGGAAGCGCTTCACCCCCGAAGAATTGCACGCACGCTTGATTGTAACGATTGGCGTAATCCTTGCCATTGTTTTCGCTGGATCCGTTTTCAGTCTCTTATACGCCCTGCTTTTTATTACGCAGCCGATGGCGCAAGCCCCAAACGATGCCGCATTTATTGATTTAGTCTCCACACTTTGTGTCTTTCTTACCGGCACGCTTGCAGGCATACTTAGTGCCAATGGGCTAAAATCTAAACCAAAGCCAGAAGAAGGGGAAGCAAGTGAGCCAATTGAATAAATTCCTAGAAGTAGCGCAGGCAGAAGTCGGCTACATTGAAGGGCCAGCAGATAATCAAACCAAATATCAAAAGGCAAACCAAGCATGGTGCGGCGCATTTGTAAATTGGTGCGCAAAACAAGCCGGCGTCAAGATTCCAAATTGTGTTTACACTCCATCCGGAGCAACAGCATTCATGGATAAAAAGACCTGGACAATTGCAGAACAAGCGGATCCACAGCCAGGAGATATCGTCTTCTTTGACTTTCCAGGAGACGCCCTCGATCGCATTTCACACGTTGGAATCGTGATCAGCAATAACAGTAACGGCACAGTAACCACAGTAGAAGGCAACACCAGCCCAGATAAGAAGGGCGACCAGCGCAACGGCGGCGAAGTTTGCGTAAAGATACGTGGATATAAGAAGAAGAATCGCGGCAAGGTTCAACCATCGTTGCCAGTATTTATCGTAGGATTTGGCCGCCCTCAATTTAAGGAGATCACAAATGGATAAGAAAAAACTTGAAGCAATTGCAATGACATACCTGCGAGCAGGAGCAGCAGCAATCGCAGCTCTTTATCTTGCAGATCCGAATCGCCCGATCAAGGAATATCTTGCAGCAGGAATCGCAGCAGTAGCAGGCCCACTATTGAAGGCCATAGATCCAAGAGCAACCGAATTCGGACGCGGAACAAAGTAGTCCATGAATCGGGGGGAAATTCTTCAAGAAGCAGCTCGACTCACAGCCAAAGACCGCCAGAACATCTACGGCGATCCAAGAAACAATCACGTAAGAATTGCAGATTTATGGACAACATATCTCGAGCATCAGATAACCCCACAACAAGTGGCCATATGCATGGCGCTAGTTAAAATTGCACGCTTGATGGAGACAGAGACAGAAGACTCCTTCGTAGATTTAGCGGCATACGCAGCGATCGCTGGCGAGATTGCGACAAACGAATGAAGGAAATGATTATCCTCGTACCAACCAGAGGACGCCCGAGCAACGCGGTCGAATTGCTGGGAGATCACGAAAAACTTTCGACACATTCAGACATCCTCTTCGTTATTGATGCAAACGACCCAGAGCACGACGCCTACGAATTCGAACTCGGCAAAGACAAATGCATGACCATCGAGAACGAAACTCGGGGCATGGCTTATCCAATCAACAAAGCAGCAAGCGCAATTGTAAAGAAGGGCGAATATAAATACTTCGCCTTCCTCGGCGATGACCATCGCCCACGCACAGCCGGCTGGGATGGCCTTCTTATTAAGGCAATGCAAAGGCGACCGTCGATGGCCTACGGAAACGACTTGCTTCAAGGCGAGCGACTTCCCACAATGATCACAATGACGAGTGACATCGTCAAAGCGTTAGACGGAATGGTTCCGCCAAAATTAAAGCATTTATATCTAGACAACTTCTGGAAAAAACTAGGCGAAGACTTAGGGGCGCTGACTTATATCGGCTCCGTCGTTGTAGAGCACATGCACCCAATTGCAGGCAAAGCCGAATGGGATGAAGGATACAAAGAAGTCAATGCCAGCGAAATATACGCATTCGACGCCCTGGCTTATCACAATTACATTCAGAGCGAAGCCTACGAATTGCTGAAAAATAAACTAAAGCCATGAAGCAGCTCATCGCCTATTCGTTATACGGCAGCGAAGAGCGATACACGATCGGTGCGATCAAGAACGCAATTCTGGCAGCCAGGCACTTCAAAGGATTCATGCTTCGCTTTTACACTGGGGCAAGCGTTCCCGAATCCATCAAGCAAACCCTTCGCCTCTTCCCCTATGTCCAGCTCGTAGAAGAAGAAGGCCCCGAAGACCACACAGCCAAACTCTGGAGATTTCAGGCTTTAATAGATCCAGAATTTGACGTCGTTCTCAGCCGCGACGCAGATGCCAGGCTAACGCACCGAGAACGGATTGCGCACGAAGAGTTTCTAGCAAGCGGCCTCAATTTCCACATTATGAAAGATCATCCCACAGGCCACAATTATCAGATCAGCGCCGGCATGTTTGCAGCAAGAACAAAAGCAATCCCGGCCGATTTGACGCCCCCAGAAGGTCAGAATTACTACACGCAAGATCAGGACTGGCTTGCGGCCTACATTTGGCCCTTGATCAAGGACAGCACCCTGATCCACGATGAGAGCTACGAAACCCCCACCGAAGGCAAGAGCAAGCGCCGCCCATTCCCGATCCCAAAGAAGGCGACCCTTCACCACATCGGGGCAGCGTTGGAAGCAGATGATCGCTTCGTCTTTAGCATTGACCAGGCAATGGCAAAGGGCGAATCAGGAAGCGACAGATATCTGGCAGAATGGCTTATATGAAGATTCTAATAACAGGAGACGCCGGGTTCGTCGGCCGCGCTTTTCACAGAGCGCTAGATAACAAAGGCCATGAGATCACCGGCATAGATATCGCAAACGGCATCGATTGCAGGGATTTCTTCAAGAAGGACGACACCAGATACGACGTAGTTATTCACCTCGCAGCGATCGTCGGGGGCAGGGCCACGATTGAAGGCAACCCTTTGGCCGTTGCCAGCGACCTCGCAATTGACAGCGACATGTTCCAGTGGGCAGTAAGAACCAAACCAAAGCATCTTGTTTATTACAGCAGCTCGGCGGCATACCCAATTTATTTGCAAAAAGCCGCCTACAAGCAAAGACTTCGAGAAGGCGACATCAATCTCGACCACATTCGCACGCCAGACTTGAGCTACGGATGGGCAAAATTAACAGGCGAAACTTTGGCACAATACGCAAGAGCAGAAGGAATCAAAGTCAACATCCTGCGACCATTTAGCGGATACGGCAGCGACCAGGCGCTTGATTACCCATTCCCATCCTTAATCGCACGCGGCAAAGCCAAACTCGACCCATTCGAAGTATGGGGAACAGGCGAGCAAGTCCGCGACTTTATTCACATCGACGACGTTGTTGCAGCTACATTTGAAGCGATCACAAACAACATTCAAACCTTGAACCTTTGCACTGGGCGACCGGTTTCATTTATCCAGCTCGCAGAGATGATCATGTTGGCGCAGGGATACTTGGCCCCAATTAAGAAGCATCCAAGTAAACCAAGCGGAGTCGAATACCGAGTAGGCGACCCCACGAACATGTTGAAGATTTATGAACCAAAGATCAGCCTAGAAGAAGGAATTGCCAGAGCACTTGCGGAATAAGAAAACCCCCCATCGCCGTCTACAAAGCGATGGGGGGTTTTCTTTGTCCCTAGATCAGATCGGACGGATCCCGAATCGGGCGCATTATTCGAGCGATCTGCCGGTTGCCCCAAAATACAAGCAACCAGGTAGGAAGAGTGGGAACGCGCAGCTCCTTCCGGGGCAGCAGCACGATTAGGAAAGACCACAAACCAAAGAAGAAGCCAAAGATAAACCAAAACCAGATCCGTCGGCCATAGGCCAGGGCCAAAATGCCAGCAACAGGGGCAATGGCCAGATTCCACCAGCTCATCGCACGTAGGCTTTCAGAGCATCCACGATCACTTCACTGACGGATTTCTCATCGGCAGCAGCCCGGGCCTTTACAGCAGCCCACAGGGAATCAGACACACGCACAGAACGCATCTTCTTAACGGCCATTAGAAACCACCTTGTCGATCATTACCGAGCAAGAGCCATAGCCAGAACCAGTCCAGCAGACATCGCGAGTGGCATAGGTCAAGGCCACAAGCGCAAGCAAGGCAAGGACAAGGGCAACGCGACGGCGACGGACAAACTTGCGATCCATTTTCATCCCTTCACCTGGCGCAAAACTTCTAGATAAGAAGGCAGAGCAGACAAGACATTCACTAAGACCGCCTCCATCAATTCAGGATCCTGCGAATCCGCTGCGTCGACAAGATTGCGACCAGCCAAAGTCATTGCAGCATCGATATCAATAAGCAAAGCTTTCATTGCACCCATTTATTTCACCTCAAAATCTGCATGCTTAGGAAGACAGAAGACGCACATATTCATCCAATAGCGCTCGCCATTTGGATGTTGATATTGACGCTTGTAAAGTGCCTGCCAGCGACCATCGCAGGCATCGCAATCAGGAAGACCGGCAACCTTTGTATTGGAGATTTTCATTCTATGCACCAACCTTTGATGAAAGTTCTTGCAAACGATTTTGTAGTGCAATTACATTTGCTATTACTAAATCTGTAACAAGATTCTCACCAATAAGTGCAGCTAAATGTGAACGCTTGATCCAATCTGATTTTGGATACACACCAAGATTTCCATTCTTTAAAATCAATTGAAAACCGATGAAGAAACTGTGATGAATTCCTGGATCTGTATATTCATTGCCTACACTCAAACAACTTTCTAATTTGATGTAGTTAACCATTACTTTTTTTGTATCTGAAAAATCAAAATTCAATGGAATTTCTTTAACTTGACCAAGTTTAAATATTGAACTTGACGAAATCGAAACATCTGCAACTGCGTTGATCGATACTTGATCTACTAACATTTTATTACCCCCCACCGGCTGAGACATTCGCTCTTTGCCGATAAGAGAATCTTTGCATAGGTAATGACAAATGACCCCACCAAACCACATATTTATCCTGTGAGTTTTATCCACAAGCAAGGCAAACTGAGCGTGAGCGCCAGCGCCCTGGCGGAGCAACGGCGTGGCTAACCCACAAACAGGCCACATAACCCCCACAATTGGCAACGACAAGGCATAGCGCCACAAGACTGGGGGAACAATGGAAATACAGCTCATAATTGGAGCAGGGATCGCAGCGACGGGAATGATCACCGCTTTATTATTGCGATGGCAGAACGATCCACTCGAGAACGAAATTCGAGAAGCACTGCAATACGAAAGCAAACAATTAAAAATTAAGAAGGCGCTGAAAAAATGAAATATCGCGACTTTTTATTTGCAGTTCATGGCAACGAAGGACGCTTGGCAATCTATTTGGAAGAACAAGATGCAGTCCTCGATTTGATAGAAGAAACCGGCAGAGAAGTCCACCCGGATTATATTGCAGACTTGACAGATTATGGCAAGGTAGAGAATTTAAAAACCGAAGAGGGCTTCGACCGATACACCAAACATCGCAACAAGCTCGACGAAACAGTTTTATTGATTGCAATGATGAGTCAAGAAGAAGCGCTGACTCTGGCGCAACAGATCCTGACGACGGTGCGAGAAATCAAAGAAGAAAAAAGCCCACGATTGGAACTCGTGAAGTAAATGGCAAATCCAAACGGACGCAAAGGCGCACTCTTTGAAACAGATGTGATGAGATGGCTGCGTTCGGTTGGAGCAATTGCGGAACGATTGACCAAAGCCGGCAGTAAAGACGAAGGCGACATCGTCGCGATCATTGCTGGCAAGACATACATTCTGGAATTAAAGAATCGAAAGAACATCTCACTCCCGGCGTTCTGGGAAGAGGCAACGACAGAAGCTGCAAATTATGCGAAGGCCAGAGGACTAGAGCAAAATCCACCGGCATACGTCATAATAAAGAGACGCAACGCAGGAATTGAGAAGGCCTGGGTTGTTGAAAATTTAGAGCAGTGGGTGCAGCGCCATGATTAGAACGACGCAACATCTTCCACTGGTGCAGTTCTTCGAGAGCGCAGCATGCGCCGAAATTGAAGATCTAGATTATTTCTTCCCGGAAGGGAAAGTAGAAGAGGCAGAGCGCCTCCCAAACCTTCGCAGAATATGCGCTGGTTGTATTGAAAGAAAGGAATGCTTGGCATACGCCATCAAAGAAGAGATTCAACATGGCATCTGGGGCGGCAAGACGCCGTCCGAGAGGGGCCAGACCTTGAAACGAGATGAAGTAAGACTTCGCAAGCAACGCGTCGTTAAACTTCGTGATCAAGGAATCTCGACAAACGAAATCGCCAAAAAAGTAGGCATCAGGGTGACCCAGGTTTACCGGATCTTCACTGAAGCAAACAGGGCGAGAAAGCGAGAAGACCAATCAAACCAGATCAGAAATATTCAATCCGTCGATTCATCTTCATCATTGGAATCTCAACGGTGACTAGCGCAATCGCGGCAACAGCCCTAACACCAGCCCCGGCGACACCGCCGATCGTCTACGAGCAAAGGACACCGATGCAAGACATCGACCCAAAACTGCTCGCCAAAGAGTTACTGGAACCACGCCAGTACGCATGCTTCACGCGAATAATCAGCAAGGAGAGCGCGTGGAGATCCGTCAATAACCCCGAAAGCTCTGCAAAGGGCGTAGGGCAACTCCTTGCTGGCACATACAAAAATCTAGGCATGCGACATCCGGAATCCAGAGTAAGCCAGACGATCGCAGCCCTAGCCTACATAGGACGCAGATACGGATCCGGTGGCCCCTGTGGCGCTTGGAAACATTGGACAAAGAAAAAAATAGAAACCGGCTATGGCTGGTATTAGGGGGAAGAATGACAATAGAGATAGAGCATGGCGTCGTTGATTTTGACGACGGAGTAGGCCAATGGCTGCGCCAATACAAAGAAGCGCAGGCAGAAGCCAAGAAGTGGGGAGAAGTGGCCGACATTGCCCGATCGCACTTAGAAGCAGCGATGGGCGATGCCGAGCTTGCAATGTATCAAAATCGCCCCGTCGTTAGATGGACAAAAGTCGAAACTACACGCTTCGATACCAAGCGAGCTAGGGAAATTCTTCCCCAGCAAGTTATACAAACTCTCGAAACCGTTTCAACAAGCAGACGATTCACGATCGTGGAGCAGGACTAATGAGCCTGCCCACAATTATCCCAAATCCAGGCATTACAGAGCCGCCCATCTTCACACCTTACGAAGACGACGAAGAAGAGGACGACGACTAAATGTTCGTATCACCGCACGCACCAGGCAAGGCACTCGGGGATGAATTGGCAGCAATCATCACGAAGGCAGGCACATGGACATCAAGATCAAAGCAGGTATATATCGGGCCATCCGAAATAGGCCATTCATGCACCAGGCGCATCGCTTACAAGCTCCTCGATTGGGATAAAGCAAACGAGATGCCCGGCGGCGGAAACTGGGCAGCACAAGTCGGAACAGCGATCCATGCGCACCTGGCCGAAATCTTCGGCAAACTTGAAGACTTTGAAGTCGAACAAAAGGTAACCATTCGGGCCAATCTTTCAGGCACAGTGGACTTATTCGACAAGCGGCGCGGAATTGTTATGGATTGGAAAACTACAGGCAGCTCAGGGCTAGACAAACGACGCAAAGAAGGAGCAACTGAGCAGCAGCTCGTGCAAGTACAACTCTACGGCTACGGCAAAGCGCAAGAAGGCGCCGAAGTAAATAAAGTCGCCCTGATTTATTTACCGACAAGCGGCAGCCTCGATGACTTGCATGTAGAACTTCACGATTACGATGAATCAATTGCGATCGCAGCACTTGGCAGACTCGACACCGTCTACGGATTGCTTGCAACCGTTGATGTAGAGAACAGCCCGGAGCTTTGGCAATTGATTCCAGCAAGCCCCGATCGGCTTTGCAATTACTGCCCATACTTTCAGCCTTTCAGCACAAACTTAGCAAAGGCCTGCAACGGAGATACCACTCCATGATCGAGAAGACTATCTCGGACATCGTAAAAGAAATCGCGGAAAACAATCCGCCTACAGCGTTGGAAAACCAACAACCAAGCAATACCAAGATAAAGGGGGAAAGAGAATGACATTCTCTGAACTAGCAACAGGCGGCGACCAGCCAAAGGTTGCAGATCTAGCAAACCAATTGCTGATCATCGAACCAACCGAATACAAACCAAGCATCAATACAGTGCATGGCGAAACAGATGCGATCGAAGTTAACGTGACCAACCTCGACACTGGGGAAATTCACGATGGGCTTTTATTCTTCAACGTCGCACTCAAGAACGCACTCAAGAACAAAGTCGGCCAGAAGGTTCTAGCACGCATTGGACAGGGAACAGCAAAACCAGGAAAGTCAGCGCCCTGGATCCTAATCGATGCAACAAGCAACCCGGCAGATTTAGCAAAAGCAAACGCCTTCGTAGGCAGTGCTGGAGCGAAGCAAGCGGCCGCGCCAGCAGCTTCAGAGACAAAGCAAGTGGTAACGGCCGATGCACTTTCACCAGAAGTAATCGCGCTCCTTGCCCAACTTGGAGCAAAGCCAGCATAAGATAGGCAATTCCCGAGCAACACCTTCCACTCGGGGAAGGCGCGTGGGCCAGGGGCCGTAGGGGAAACGGATCGGTTCGACTCCGATCACACGCACGCAAGAAGATAACAAAGGGGGATGAATGAAACTTCTAGATTTATTCTGTGGAGCAGGCGGTGCATCAGAAGGTTATGCAAGAGCAGGGTTCGAAGTAACTGGCATCGACATCAAACATGGCAAGAGATATCCTCACAAATACATAAAGGGAGACGTTAGGGATTATTTAAATCCAGAATTCCTAACTCAATTCGATGTGATTGCAGCTTCTCCGCCTTGTCAAACACATTCGATCACTCAGCACTTAAGAAATGCGCAAGGAAAGACCACCGCAAAAATTGACATGATCCCAGAAACGCGTCAAGCATTAATTGCTTCAGGCAAGCCATACATTATAGAAAATGTTCAAGGTTCACCTTTGATCAATCCGATCACTTTATGCGGCAGCGCATTCAATCTGAAGGTGCGTCTTCACCGTTTATTTGAATCAAATATGACTTTAGAAGGCAGCTTATGTAAACACAAAGAACAGGGTAAACCTGTGGGGATTTATGGATCAATGCGTGATCAGATACCCAATGGCGGTCACACAGCAAAGACGATGGCTGAAGCGAATGAAGCGATGGGAATTAATTGGATGATTTGGGGCGAACTTGTCGAGTCAATTCCACCGATTTATACGGAATATATTGGCAAACAGATCATGAAAGATTTATTTAAGCAAAAAACTAGGGGGTAGCAATGGAAGACCAGAACGCAACGCTGAATGCGATCATAGATGAAATCGATGTATGGCAACGACGGCCCACGCCAGAGTCATACAAAGATCTATGCTGCGCCATCGAAAAAGAGCGCGGATTTAAAGAAGGCCTTCGACTGAGCGGAGCCATTGTCCGGGGCCGATTGACCAAGATCGAAGAAGAGCAAGAAGACGACGAATGAGCAATGAAATCCTTACGACAGCGCTCCGCTTTGCAGCAGCTGGCATCTGCGCCGTTCCAGTAGCAGCCGACGGATCCAAACGCCCCGGATTGCCAGCATGGACGGCCTACCAGAAGAAGCGACCAACACCCGAAGAATTAATGGGCTGGTTTGCTAAGAAGCAAGACGGCGTCGGCATTATCTGCGGATCCGTATCTGGCAACCTCGAAATGTTGGAACTTGAAGGCAGAGCCGTCGCTAAGAAACTTCACATCGAACTGCGTGAGATATTCGAAAGTAGCGAGCATGGACATCTTTGGACAAAGCTCGTCAACGGATACATGGAAGCAACGCCTTCCGGCGGAATTCACTGGCTCTACCGAATAAGCGACGGCAAAGTGCCAGGCAATACCAAGATCGCACAGGCAGCCGGTGAAGACGGCGGATGCCTAGCAGAAACACGCGGTGAAGGTGGATTCGTGATCACAGCGCCATCGGGCGGCAAGTGCCATCCTTCCGGCAACGCCTGGCAGATCCCGGCAGGATCCATTGAAACAATTCCAACCTTCACGGTGACAGGACGGCGGGTT